GCCTGACCATGCAGGATTATTATAACCTGAAAGACAAAAAAATGCAAGAACGAATAAGCAAACTCATACGCACCGAGGTCTAAGCCATCTACAAACCACGAGAACGGCCAATAAAAGCACGAACCGGAATCTAATCTAAAAGTCACGCTGTCCTCTATTCGTCGGCCGACCACGGCCGAACGGACAGCCAAAAACTTAAAATAATGCTTGACAAGTGTATATTTTAGGTGTATAATAAAGGTGTAGAAAGGATGGTGTTTAAAATGACGATGTATGAAGAAGAGATCACCAGACTAGCAAAGGAAATGCACAGAAGACACTACAAAAGCACAGACGGCGAGAAGTTCAGAAAAAAATTCGGATTCGATAAAGAATGGACAGATGCAATCTGTGAAAAACTCAAAGAATACGAAAACAAATAACTAAAATCAGCAAGGTGGACAAAAACCCACCTTGTTTTTTTTTTTCTTTTGATAAAATAGAAATATAAACAAAATTACCGAAAGGAGGTTGAAAAAAATGGTAACATTGCAGGACATCAACGCAATTTTCCGACACCTGAAGAAAATCCTGCACATGCTGGATAAGATTTACCACGCAATGGAACTCGATAAGGAGGAAGAGTAATGGCACACCGCAGCACTGTAAAACCGAAGACCGACAAGAAGGTTTTCACCAACACGGCAAAGAAAACCAAAAAAATCAATGTCAATCCGAAGCCCAGCAGAGGAGGAATCAGACTGTGAAAAACATCAAGAACATGGCATGCTGCACACTGACAGTCAGACTAAAGTATGACACAGCAGCCGAAATTGATGATCTGGCAGAAGAGCTGGGATGCAGCCTGCCGGCAGCGATACGAAAAGCAATCGAATATGGGATAAAATATCACAAAAACGATATCATAAACGAGGTTATGGAGGATAACAAAAATGACTTTTGAACTCTATGCAATCAAAGATGAGCTGGCAGGTACCTTCGGAAACATCATGGTAATTAATCCGATCGTAAAGGAACGGACCTTCAAGTGGATGACTCAGGAGATGGAAAAAAGCGACTGCGAGGATAAACGGGTCTATCATCTGGGGCAGTACGACACCGAAACCGGCCTGATCACGCCATGCATGCCGGAGCTGGAATGGAACATCGAACAGGTCAAGAAAACCATGGAGGAAAAAAAGAATGATTAAAATCTTTACACCCTATGAAGATGAAAAACCGAAAAGAGTACCAAACAATCCGGGAAATATTATGGAGCCGCAATACAAAGAGCGGTACGATGAAAACGGAAATCCCTACCTTGAACAGGTGGGAGAGATCAACACGTATGAAAAAATCCAAAGTTACAGGGACGAAGTCGACCCCATGAGCATCCTAGCAAGGTATGCAGCAGGTGACACAACCGTCATGGCGAATCCCGGCTGGTACATCGACACCAGCAAGCTGCCTGCAAACTACATCGAATGGCGGAACCTGATGAACGAACAGAAAGAAAAGTTCGATGCACTGCCACTGGAGATCAGAAACAAGTTCAACAACAACTTTGATAACTGGGCAGCAACCGCAGGAGAGCCGGAATGGCTTGAAAATATGGGCATTATGCCGAAAAACAATGCTGCAGTAAAAACGCCAGACACAGCAGAATCAACAAAAAAGGAGGAATAAAGCATGAACAGAAACAGTGAACAGCACTACAACCAAGTGCCGCACGCAGAAATCCGGCGAAGCCGTTTCAAGAGAGACTTCTCGCTACTGACCACACTCAACGAAGGCGATCTTGTGCCGATCTATGTAGACGAGGTGCTTCCCGGCGACACTTTCAAAATCGACCTGAACGGCCTGGTGAGAATGGCCACTCCGCTCTATCCGGTCATGGATAACTGTAACATGGATGTGTTTTTCTTCTTCGTACCGTGTCGACTGCTGTGGGAACACTTCGTAAACATGATGGGCCAGAACGACTCCACCTTCTGGGCAGAAGCAACAGAATACACAACGCCAAAAACCACAGCACCGGCAAACGGTTGGAACGTTGGCACAATCGCAGATTATATGGGCATCCCAACAGGAGTACCCAACATTCAAGTAAACTCGATGCCGCTACGAGCCTATGCGAAAATCTGGAACGAATGGTTCCGGGATGAAAACTTACAACAGCCTCAAACAATGGCAAAAGGAGATGCAACCAGCAACGGAACAAACGACAAAGAAGGAATCTATGTTGGAGAATGCGGAGGATATCCGCTGAAAGTCTGCAAACACAAAGACTACTTCACCAGCAGTCTGCCACAGCCGCAGAAAGGCCAGGCCGTTCCGCTGCCGCTAACAGGGAATGCAAAGCTATACACATACGAAGATCAAGACCTGACCCAAAAAACAGACATGAGCGCATCAAATCTTGGATTTATATGGCAGCAAGGCATGACAAACAACAACGCACCAACAGCGATCACAACAACCGGAACAGTAGTAACATTCCAAAGAGAAGAAAAACCAACGCAGGGATTCCTGGGTGCTGACCTAAGCAGTACAGCAGCAACCACAATCAACGAACTCCGCAACGCCATCGCAGTGCAGCACATCCTGGAACGAGACGCAAGAACCGGAACCAGGTACAAAGAAATACTGAAAGGAGCCTGGGGTGTAACATCGCCGGATGCACGCCTTGACCGAAGCGAATACATCGGCGGATACAGAATGCCGATCAACATCAACCAGGTCATCCAAACGTCAAGCTCCAACACGACCAGCCCGCAGGGCAACACAGCAGCATACAGTATGACAACCATGTCCAGACACATGTGCACCTACAGCGCAACTGAACACGGCTATGTGCTAGGCCTGTGCTGCGTGCGAGTAGATCACAGCTATCAGCAGGGCTTAAGCCGAATGTGGACGAGAAGCACACGGTTCAGCTATTATGACCCAATGCTTGCAAACCTGGGAGAACAGCCGGTGCTCAATCAGGAAATCTATGCACAGGGAAACGCAAAAGACGAGGAGGTTTTCGGCTACCAGGAAGCCTGGGCCGACTACAGATACCGCACGAACATAGTAACGTCCGAAATGCGCAGCACCTATGCACAGAGCCTGGATGCCTGGCACTATGCAGACCACTACACGAGCCTGCCGACACTGTCGAACGAATGGATCAAAGAAGGTACAGAAAACATCGCCAGAACACTGGCAGTGGAAGACACCGAACACAGCTACCAATTCATCTGCAACTTTTACTTTGACCAAACCTGGACAAGACCCATGCCGATCTACAGCGTGCCGGGCCTCGATACGATCTAAGGAGGTGCAAAATGGCAGGATGGGGAGCAATCGCTTTGCAGCTACTGCCAAGCGTAGTAGGAGCTATGGGCAATATAGCAAGCAGCTATATCAACTCGAAAGGGTCGAACAGCAGCGCAATGAATCAAAGCACCATGAACCAACAGGTTGGAAACACGACCATGTCAGGAAACATGAGCCAAGCAACCGGAACCCAAGGCGGACAGGTAACGCAGGGTAACACGGCTGGAATATCAGACATCCTAGGAAAGGCTTTAACGGGCATCACGGGAAACAACTCAGAGACAGCAGCCAGCTTTAACGCCGGACAAGCACAGACAGCAAACAACCTGCAAAGCGGACAATGGGCACTGGGAAACCTGATGAACCTATGGTCAAACGCCAGGGCAAACGAGCTGACAGCACAGAGCCAAGCTGCCGCAATGGCATTTAACCGGGAAGAAAGCCAAAAGAATCGAGACTGGCAACAGATGATGTCCAGCACAGCCTACCAGAGAGGGGTAGAAGACCTAAAGAAAGCAGGTCTGAACCCAGCACTGGCAGCATACAACGGGTTTGGTGCAAGCTCAGGCAGCGGAGGCCAGGCAGCTGTAGGAAACACAACCTTTAGCCACACTCAAGCATCAGGAATTCCAGCAGCACACACAGCCACCATGCAAGCAATGTATGACTACGGAAACAACACAGCGCAATTTCTGCAGAACGCCATGCAGACGATCAACACGGCAAAAGAAACCAAAAACTGGGAAGAAGCCAGTTACATGCAGAGTATCATGCAAAACATTGGTTCAAGCAGCGCAAAAACCGTTGGAAACATTGCACAGACCGCAAACAACACCTACAACAACGAACAGTCTGGCAGAAAGACTACAACGCCGACAACCGTAGAAGCAGGCACAAAGCTCATAGACGCTGGAAACAAAGCGAAAACGAAGGCAGCAGGTGCAGCCCTGTACGGTCTCGGAAAAGCAATGCGAAAATGGTAATTGACAGACACAAAGAGGAGGTGTATAATATGGGTGTAAGAATCGCACACCTAAAGTAGGAGGGCATACCATGAGAAGCCAAATGGCAAAAAGAATGAACATCAACCTAACACAAAAACAGATCGAAGAACTAGAGTTCATCAAAACATGCAAACTGTATGATAAATACATCGACAGCGATATCATAAGGGATGCAATTGATGTATACGCAGAAGCGCTAGGATACAAAACAGCATGAGTTACGGCTACCGCCTCACTCAGGGAAGCAACATTTGTCCATCACGAGAAGCGAGCAGCATCTAAATTTTGTGTCAATGGGCCCCAATAACATCAAGAAGGTTATTGGGGCCCATTCAAGGAAGGAGGCATGAAACATCTATGCCATGTACGAGACCATTGGTTAGAACCGTCATCAACAGACAAGAAAGAGTGGTCAGCCTGAAGGCATACTTGTCAAAAACAGGCGAAAGGCTAGAGTTTGACGCTGATCAAAGACAGCAGAAGTGGAACGAACAGCGAGTTAAAAAACTGCTCAAAGAACAGAATGCTCAGCTGCTACCATGCGGGCACTGTCCTGGATGCAAAATGGCGAACGCAGCATCCTGGGCGAACAGAATGGAAATGGAGCTGCCATACCACAAGAACGCATGGTTCCTAACTCTCACCTATGATAACGAAAATGTCCCATATCGAGCGACATGGGACACACTGACAGGCGAAGTAATAACAGAAAACTTGAGTCTATGCTATGAGGACATGCAAAAATTCTGGAAACGTCTGCGGCGATACATAGAGTATCACGAAAAAGGAACCGGAAAGCTAATGTATTTCCAAGCTGGCGAATACGGCAGCCAGACACACAGACCACACTATCACGCAATTGTCTACGATCTACCAATAAAACAGGAAGATTTAAAAGTTTACAAGAAAGAAAGAGGATTCACATACTATAACTGCGAATGGCTAGAAAAAATCTGGGGCATGGGACACGTCATTCTAGCACCAGCAGAATGGCGATCTATGGCATACACAGCAAGGTACACAACAAAAAAGATTTACGGAAAGGACGGCAAAAAATTTTATGAAGAACTAGGCATTATGCCGGAACAATGCCTTATGAGCAAAAAACCGGCAATAGGTGCACAATACTACTATGACCATGCAGCGGAAATCTACGAAAAAGATCAAATACAGCTAAAGAACGGAAAAATCTGTAAACCGCCAAGATACTTTGACAAGCTATTCGACATCGACCATGGAGCAAAGCCGCTGACAGATGAAGAAGTGCAAAAAATTGAAGATATAACAGAAAAAGCCGAATCCGAAGAACTGAAAGCAATTAAACGAGAGCGCCGAAGAATCGCGAACGACGCTCTATTTGCTCAGCTCAAGCAGACCGGCCTGACCATGCAGGATTATTATAACCTGAAAGACAAAAAAATGCAAGAACGAAT